CATCCAAAACACTGCTCCGTTTACGAAAGTAGCTGCGTGCTGACTCATACATCCACAGTTGGTACCAACTTGTCTGACACTAAATGTAAATGGTGGTCCTACAAATTGAATTACATAAGCTGCTAAATCTGTTATTACAAAAACATAATCTTTACCTTGAATAGCTGCTCTAATTTCATTACCTGTATCTAATCTAAATGTACCCGCTGTATTGGTGGCTGTAGGATTATAAGTATTTAAATCTTCTTGATTAGAAAATCTTACAAACATCGGATCTTGTGTTGTTGGATCGCCTATTGTTGTTTCCGTTCCAAAATGAAATAAGTGTCTATCTCTGTCAGATACCAATGTAAATCTAGTTTTGGTAGGATTATTTGTAGTTTGAAAATTAGTTGTAGTTTTAGAGGCCCTCTGAGCTCTGGGGTTAGTAGCTCCGGCATCCCATGTAAAAGTCTCACCATTAAAAATAGTTGCAACCAATACTTGACCAAAATTATCTAAGCTCCAGTTTCCTGGATCTAGAATTACATCACTCGTAGCTCTAGCAGTTCCCCATGTAGAAGTGTTCCAAGTTGATGTGCTCCAACCATAACCAGGCGTTTGAGTAGTAGGACCAACTTCAACATATGGATTAACAGTTACAGCTCCTGCTGCGGTCATACCAGTTCCACCTTCGTTTCGAGAAGCTTGAACTGTAAACTTATCTATATCAGGAACAGTTAATATTTCATAAGCCTGTTCTAGTTCTGCTGCTGTAAAGTCAGACGCTCCTGTAACAGTGACTCCTGAAAGAGTTACATATCGTCCAACAGCTAAATTATGCGATCCTTTATTTACGGTTATTACATTAGATCCATTAACAGTTGTTAATGTACCTCCAGTGATCGCTGTGTCTAGTGGGCTGATGTCATAAAAATCATTACCATAATATAAAAATAAACCTTGTGAAGTTCCAATAGCTGCATATTTCTCACCCGCAAAACTAGAAAATGCAACTTGTGCTCTGGCTGCTCCAGGTAAAGTTTTATTAGCTGCGGTAAGTTGTAACCATCCACCTATTTTTTCAGGAAGTCCATATCTAAATCTTACAAAATCACCATCTACCCATTGAGACTCTGCTCCCGACTCGGTATCTTGTTTATTAAATCCTGACTTGAAATTTAATTTTTGTAGCATATAGTGGGTTATATAATACTTATTTAAAATATGAAAGATCTAAAATATGAAGCTAGAATATTCAATTACAGGTAATCTTTGGTGGATATCTAATTTTTTAGATAGAAAAACTTATAAAACCATTCACAATGAAATATTTAAAAAAAGAAAAAAGATGAATCTACCTTCAGTCATAGATTCTTGGGGTAAAGATTTATGGGAGGGAGTTACAAAACCACCTAAAAGTCAAGAAATAAAAAATTATCATCCTATTGAAATATTAAAAACTTTAGTAAAAAGAAATCCTTTTTTCGTAATGCCAGATGTAGAAAATTTAACAATGACTAGTGGCGTTCATTGTTTAGAAAAAGATTCTGCCATAAATTGGCATGATGATGGAAGAGGAAAATATGGGGCTACTTATTATTTAAATAAAAGATGGAATAAAAATTGGGGTGGAGAATTTATGTTTACACATGAAAATGGCCATGGTTGGATACCTCCGGTTGGTAACAGTTTAATTCTTGTTAAAGCACCTGTTCAACACAAAGTTAACACAGTATTAAGTCCTTATGTCCCTAGAATTTCTATTCAAATGTTTATGAAAAGTAAGGAGAAAAAATAACATGAATGAAAAAACAGCAAGCATAAATAACTTTATTGGAGTGTATGATAATTACATCACAAAAGAAGAGTGTGATAAAGCTATTAAATTATATGAAGATCAAGCTAAATTTAATAGAACAATAAATAGAATGGGTGGAGAAAATGCATCTATTTTAGATAAACAAGATCAACAATATTTTGCCAATGGATATAATATTGACATATGGTGGGAAGACTTAAAGTTAATGATTATAAATTATAATACAGCTTTTAATCACTATAACAAACAAGTTGGAGCTAGTATGGCTTATGGAAATATTGATTTTAATTATACAACTTTAAAAATACAAAAAACTTTACCCACAGAGGGATATCATGTTTGGCATATAGAACATGGTAGAGGTTTTGATAATGAGTCTAGAGCTTTTGTTTTTACCATATATTTAAATGATGTAGAAGAGGGAGGAGAAACCGAATTTTTGCATTTTTCAAAAAGAGTAAAACCTAAAGCAGGTAGGATAGTTATATGGCCTGCTGCCTTTCCTTATATTCATAGAGGTAATCCACCTCTTGCTGGTGAAAAATATATTGTAACATCTTGGATGATGTTAAACGGTAATACAAATTTTAAATGATTTCATTAATTGAAGATTTACCAACAGATCAAAATAGAAATAGCATAAATGTATCTTATCTTCGATCTGTTAACATAATTTTTGGTAATTATAGTTTCCCTGATATTTTAAATAATTTTTTAATAAAAATTAAAAATAATTTAGATCCAGAATTAGAAAACTATACTAATGTAAAAGGAGGAATGACTGATTGGAATTATTTTGTAGACGATCCTGACTTTATTAAATTTATAAGTTTTTTAATAAATAAATATCAAATTACACATCCAGGTATATTTAAATATTTTTTAACAAGAAAAACAATTACTCAAGCTTGGGGCAATGAAATTAAAAAAGGGGATAGTTTAAACTATCATACACACCCTTGTTATCATGGTATTTTATATTTAACAAAAGGATGTGATTTAATACTCCCTGAATTGAATATAAAAATATCTCCTAAACCAGGGGATTATTATGTATTTCCACCTGAAATATTACATGGTTTTGAAAAATATAAAGATGATGATACTAGATACAGTTTAATATTTAATATCGGAGATAAAAATAATGAGTTTAAATTTAAGAACTATACGAAGTAGGTCTTGCACCTAGTCTAGCAATTTTATCAGCTTCACTTTCACCTTCAACATTATCCTCATCCCAATTAGATTGTAATTGAGCTAAATGAGCTGAATCCCATCTAGTTATGAAATCTTGAAAGTCTCCTAAATTAGCTGCCTCCCAAGTAGAGTGAGGAGTTTCATCTCTATATTCTACAGTGTCGTTTGGATTAGAAGTTCCATATTGAAGAGCCCAAATGTTTGACCATTTAGCTAATCCCCAAAAATCATCGTCTGCTATAACGTATCCAGTTCCCGCTGCGTCCCCTTGTTGTTTTATAACAAGCTTGTCTTCAAATACTACTGTCCATTGTGCGTTTGTTGCCATATTTCTCCTACGTTTTTATTATATAAATTACTGCTAAATAAGGTTGTACAACTGAAGTTGAATCACCACTAAATGTTGCACTCATATTGTGTTGGTGTCCCGTACCACTACCAGTAGTACTTGTTGCTGGGTTTTGCCCTGCAGCCCTAGTGTTCCAACTTTGGTTTCCACCAACGTTCCCATTAGTACCTGGCATGTTGTGACTGTGAGATGCAAGTTGTGCTGTTGATAAAGTTGCGTTAGCGGTTGTTCCACCAATATTTCCAGTTGATGCTACAGTGTTAGCTCCACCAGTTGATGCTAAAGCTTTTGTTCCAGATTTTCCAATCGCTACATTGTCTTGAAGATCAGGTATTTCAAAAGTAGATGCACCATCTCCAGCTCCGTAAGTTGTTCCTATGATTGCAAATAATGCAGCGTAAGTAGATCTTGAAACAGTTGCACCATTACACTCTAAAAAACCTGATGGCACTGAAGAAGAAGACCACGGCACAATAGTTGCTGTAGGAATTCCTTCGATACCTGTAAGGTTTGCTCCAGAAAAATCGTATTTTGTTGCTTCGTAATTTGACATATTATTTCTCCGTGTAAGTCCATCCTGTTGTAGCGTCACCAGAAAATACTAATCCAAAGGCTGCGCCTTGAGTATTAACTGTTAAATCTGATGCTGCATTAGCTATATTAGATCCATTTCTACCAACAGTCAATGCGTTAGAATCAAAATCATAACCTTGATCGACAAAATGCACTTCATCTCCCGTAGCAGGTGAAGCTGGAAGTGTTATTGTTACTCCCCCACCATTTGTGTTTACTAAAAGTTGAGCTCCAGCTTGAACTGTTTCAGCTGCAGATACAACTCTCCATTTTCTATATTCATTTACTTTTTCAATATTAGTTCCATCTGAATATAAAGTATAACAATTTCCTTCACATAAAAGAACACCTGTTCCTGATGAAGTTTTAAAAGTTAAAGTATTACCAGCATGATCACAGTTATTTTGTACAAAATAAGTTTTTTCTATTCCATCTGGAATAGAAACAGTTCTATTAGCTGCTAATGTACCTGTTAATCTGATAACATCATTTTTACCGTTTGATAAAGCACCATTTGAAAAAGTTAAAGATCTATTAGCATTAGTTAAGTTAAACGTTGTAAAACCACCAATAGCTTGTTCTAAAATTAATAAGTTTGTATTTGTAATTTGACCCCAAGTTCCCGAGTTTTCACCGGTTGCTTGAACTGTAAGTTTTAGGTTAGCAGATGTTGAATTCGCCATTTTTTAATTCCTTATTCGTTCATTTTATTAAAAATAAGAGTTTGTGTCAAACTCTTTATGCAGCCACCTCCTGCCATCCTGGAGGGTCTAAAGGTGCTGAACCTGTATTAACTTCGTTCCAAATTAAAGCACTACCAGATCCTTGGTTTATAGTCAAGCTTAAACCTGAAAGTGCAATATCTATATGAATTGCAACAGAAACTCCAGCTAATTGATTATTTAATGGTAAACCTGTAGGTACTATATCTTGACCAGGAACACCCGCTGCAGTTCCTAAACCTGCTGTCATGGCTATTCCTGATGGAGTTGCACCTGCACCAGCTTGACCTACAGCTGTTCCTAAATTAGCAACCATCGGTTCACCAATGATCATTGCATCTGGTGCTGGATCTAAATTACCTAAAGTCGCTTGTGCTACATTTAAAGTATTAAGAATAACTAATGCTTCTCCATTAATACTTGGAGCAGTTATTGCAGCCGTCATTGCAATACCGCTTACATCTACGTTTGCAAATTGACCTTCAACACCCCAACCATTAACATTCCAACCTTGTCTGCCCCAACCTGTTTGGTTAAACGCATCTAAAGTTCCAAGACCCATGGACATCGCATTACCAGTGGCCATTGCATCAGGACCAGCGTCAGCTGTTCCTAAAGATGAAGTCATAACGATACCTTGTGGAAATACTTTTCCAACTATATCGATTGCTACATCGTTAAGTGTAGTTGTAATAAGTTGATTATTATTTGTACCTGGACCTGTAGATACATCAATAGAAATAGTTTCATTACCTAATGCTCCTGTAAGAGCATTACCTGTAGCAATAAGATTAGCTGCTATACCCCAAGCATTATCACCCCAGTTTTTTGCACCCCAACCAGCGTTAATTTCTGCAGTAATTGAAACAGAATTTAACGACGCTGTTATGGTGTCTTCAGGTGTTGTTGGAACTACGATTTGATCTGGGTTACCCCACGATCTTGCACCCCATTGATCTCTACCCCAACCTAATTCAACTGTAGAGGTTGTTGAAAGAAATCCGGTAGCACCAGACGTAGTTAACCCTGTTGGAATAACGATGTTATCAACGCCCGTTCCCCAAGATCCTGTGTTCCAGGTATTAATTGACCAACCTGCCATAGGAGTTTACCTCCTACGATTAACCAGAAATCCTTAAGATCGCTGCTGTTGATGTATTAGCTGGAAACTGAATTGTGAAAACTCCAGATGTAGCTGTTTTATCTCCTCCAAAATCTAAAACTGCCACCGCTGCATTTGAGAACGATGTGTTATAGATTAAAGCTCCTCTAGCAGTGATAGTAACGTTTGTAAACGATCTATCTGCGAAGTCTACTCTTGCTACACCAGCTGTAATTGAAGTTGCTAGATTAACTAACTTTCCTCCACCTGCAGTATATTGTCCAGAGTTTGGAACTTCATTAGTAGGTGAGCTAGTTAACAGAGATGTTGTTGCCGAGTTTAGAGTTGCTGAAGAAGTATAAAGAGCTATTTTAAAAATATCACCAGAAGGTGCTGCAGTAAAATCCTGATCACCATCTAATAATTGTTTCTTAAAAGAGTTTGCAATTGCTTGTGTTATAGCCATTTTTATTTTCTCCTATTTTCCTATACGAGGAACACCTGATTGATATTCATCTCGTCTTCTTCTTCCCATTTGTTCTATTGAGAAGCCTTCTATTGCTTGTTTATACTTTCCTTCGTATAATTGCAAGAGATCATTTGGCCCCTTTAAAAAACCATATGCCTCAATCAGACATGCATACAAAAGTCCATTGGGAAATTGCAGACTTAAATATGTAGTAGGAACTGTACTCGATAATCCATCAGGTTTCAAGATATAATTTAATTGAATTGTGTAAGTAGCATCTGGAGTAGGGGCCACGACTATGGTGTCCTCATCCCAATTACTATAGTATTTAGGTACCCCTTGTGAATTTAAATTATTAAATTCTGACATAAAACTAGTATCTCTGTATTGTAAAAAATCTCTGTTATCAGCTACCCCCACACCGTCAGAGTCTACTATTTGAGCTGATCTAATAACTAATAAATTATCAGGGGTATCTATGAATCTTGTCCCTGCAATTAATTGAGCAGTCACATATCTTCTGTTATTATCAGAATCCACATCTCTTAAAATCCTAAATTCTGCATCTTGAATAAATCCATTTACAATTGTATCAGTCAAAACTGTACTCGTAACTTCTGTGTAATCTCTAATTTTTTGTACTAATTCTGTATACGTCATGTTATACTTACCGTAACCTCTCCTACATTAATTTGTGCTTCTCTTCTGCTATTTACTTGTCCAGGATCTTCAGCCACCATACTATTATTATTTAAATCTGAAAAGGCAAAATCTCCAGGTAGAGTTAAATTAGCCACCATGTTTCCACCACCGATCTGATCAGATGGAAAACGTTGTGGTCTTGCCTGTTCTAATCCCTGTGGATCAGCCACAAAAGGTTTTGGTTCTAATTGTGGTTGTTTCTTTTCGTATTCTGATATGTGAACAAAAGCGCCATTCCATTCTGTAACCATTTCTCTCCAAGGAAATGCTTGACCACTTCTATCTGATATTGCTAATGCGTATTTACCTTTTGCAAACTTTGCCATTATATCTCCGGATAATAAGTTTTAGGTGAAATAAAGACGCTAGCAGCTGACCCATCTTCTTGTAACGCTCTCTGTAATTCATCTTCATAATACAGTTTCATTTCTTGAGTTCTTTGTGGAGCTTTTTTCATAGAGATATAATAAGATAAACCTGCACACATACATGGTACAAATCTATTAACTACATCTGCTTCGTTGGTATATTTCCCTGCATCTTGTATTCTTTTTACGTAATAAAAATAAATAAATTTACCAGCCTGTGTATCACCTGGTGTTAGATATAAAGTTATTGTAACCTTATCAATAAATCTTTGTACAAAGTATTGTGATGGTTGCCCTGTAGAACTTTTATTTGAAAAGGCTTGATATTGTGATCTGTTAATTTTTGATAGTGGTGTATCTACATCACTTTCGTTTCTGAAACTTGCTTCAAGAATATCAGAAACCATATCAACAAAATTTGTAACTGCATCTCCAGATGCATGACCTGCTGCTGTTGTATCATCTGCTCCTCGACCAGATGCTTCGCAAATTATATTATTTCCAGAAATAGAAGTATAGATAATTACTTCACTGTTAATTCTAATTTTACCTGTAGGATTCATATTTTTTGTAGAAGCCACAGGTATAGTTGTGGCAGAAGATGAAATACCTGAAGTTAAAGTTGTAGTTATCCCGTTTGCGTTTCCATCAGATGGCGATCTAAATAATGTATATTCGTTTTTACCGGACTCTAATGTAATTGCTGTTCTTGCAACTTCCCAAAAATGTAGACCTCTGTTGTCCCACTCTTGAAACATTATGTTTAAAGAACGTCTAGCTGATCTTAAATCATTACCAGAATAATCAAAGAATCCTAATCTTTCAAAAGACTCAGTTATAATATCGTCGATCGAGAGAAATTTCTCGAATGTGCTTGTGCCTGAAAAAGCCACGTAAACCTCCTACGAGTTATTTCCGCCACTATGAAACACAGTGATAGCTGTAATCTGTTCTGTAGTAAAAGCAGTATTAAGATTAGTCTTAAATAAAATTGGCACAGGAAAATTAATTGTCATGTCATGAACATGAGCAGCCTTATTTAATTTTACTTTAGACGTTGAGCCATCTTTAAGATCTAAAACACCAGCAGTTGCAGGACCAGATACATGCACTCCGTACACTCTAGTTCTACCAGTCTGAACAGTTTTAGTCTCTGTAGTTACGTTAGTCGCTACTCCATCTTGTGATGATCCAAATGTTGTCATTTTTTCTCCTTAAAATTTTATGTGGGCCCTAAGGCCCACACTAATTATTTATTACGCGTCTGCGAATGGTGTTTCAATTGTACTTGAACCGATCATTAAAGAATCATGAACAAGATAAGCGTTAGCGTCGATAGCAGTGACTTTAACCACTGAACCAACAGCACCACCTTTTGTAGTACCATTAAACGTCATAACATCGTTTGATGAACCATTAGGTACAAATGCTTTTTTAGCTCCATCGTTAACACCAACCAAAATAGCACCTGTGAATAAATCACCT